TCCACGCGGTAGTGCTGGAGCGTCACGTTGGGCTGTGTGAAGCACAGTTCGTCCCCGTCAGTGGCCTGAAGGTCAGCGTAGCAAAGCAGTTTCATCGTATACGAGAACAGACTTTCATTGAAGATCAATCACCATAGGTGTGTTTTAGCGCCTACACTCACTCTGTTCTTCATTAACGTGGAACTTAACTTCATGAAGCTCTGCTCGCTGGTAGCGAATGGGCAGGAGATATGCGAGGTCGAAGTGGAAACTCCGGCGTGGCTCCCGGTGCGCCCTTCCGTCCCAAAAAGCTGGCTGCGCATCGTGCTCGCCAGAGCGCTTCGTGGATATTTCTCGCCCCAACGCACGTATTTAGAGTGTCATGACCGAAGCACAGGCAGCCCGATTCTTAATTGAAGAATTGCCCGCGAGGATTCGCCGGGCAGTTGGCGAAGACCACACGGACGACATGCTCCACGGTGCCCCCGCCGACAAGGAGGGCAGCAAGGAGAAGATTTCGGCGGTCGCCAATCGCATCGCGCTTCAGATTTTCAGCGTACCGTCGCTCCAGTCATTTCTGGCGGATTACGCCGTCGTGTCGACCGGGAGGCCGGACGGCTCGATCAAAATTCAGTTGGACTTCCTGAAGCTGCCGAAGGAGATCATCCCTGAGTTGGAGAAGCTGCTGTCCGTTGAGCAATTCAAGGATCACAAGCTCGTAAAATACATCAAGAACGGGCAGGCTCGCACGGGGCTGGAGATTGAGGTTACGCCCAAGAATTTGCCGGGCAGCCCGTACGACTACGCGTTCTGATGGCTTCCAATACCGCCAAGAAAGCTGCCGGGACTTACGTGGCAGATTCGATCTGGAGCTTGCCTACCACGCTGGCATGGATCACGCAGGAGTGCCGCCAAGGAGCCTTGGCGCACTACGTGCGTCGTTTTCTGGAAAAGCAGGATGAACCGTTGGAACAGTCGCTCGTTGTGGTGGAGTCGATCACGAGTGAGTGTATACAATGCAAGATTCCGTGCCGCTGTGCCGACCATGAGTCGGCGGGCACTTTCGATCTGGATGTTCGCTTCGACCTGAACCCCCAGACCGGAGCTTGCCATCGGCTTTAGGCTCCGACGGTATCCAAGTCCTGCAACTTGTCAGCAGGATTGCGATAATCAAGCCGTCCGGCCAGATAATCGCACACAATCTTGCGGGCAAGCTGGTCAGGCGAGTTCACGTTCGAGGCCGCGTCACGGTTCCAAATCTCGCTCAAAGTTTTGGCCTGAGCGGCTGTGATGCGGAAGCTGATGACCTCTGGACGGGTCGTGCGCGGCTTGCGGGTAGCCTTGGGTGCTTTTACGGTTTTGATCGCTTTGACTTTTTTAGCCATGACCCAAAGAACGGATTTTTTCAGGTTTTCCTGTTCTGGTAGTTAGAACGATATGGCAGACACACGAACCAGCAGCCTGCTGAGGTACATGGGCCTCACGGGAACCAGCGGGGGACGCACAGGCTCCCTCGTCCCACGCGCCCAAACCCCCGATGCCGACCAGAGGCTCTGGCAGGAGTTCCAAGATGCTGGCCGCGTAGGCGACCCAGAGATTTGGACGAAGTTCAATTCCGTGATGAAGCGCCCGACGACGTTCGAGGCGATGCTTCAACTCTGGGATGAAATGGCCCAGTGGGATTTGGTGGCGGCGGCGCTGGTGGAGATCGTGGACGAAGCGACGCAGGTTGACGCGAACAGTCCCGGCGCGATCTGGTTTCAGTGCAACGACGCGGCGTTCGAGGAAGAACTCAACGATCTGCTTGTTCGGCTGGAGGTCGAAACCCTGATCCAGTCGCAGGTCTGGTACATCTCCGCAATGGGGAACCACTTTGAGAAGCTGGAGTATGCTCCCAAGGAGGGTATTCTGGGCATGTCTTTCGTTCACCCGATGGAGATGCGCCGCTACTGGCTGGAACGCAATCGCAAGTGCGTCGGCTATCGCTGGTTGAACCACAAGCCCAACAAAGAGGATGTGTTCGTCCAGCCTGATAACCGGACACCAGTTGAGCGTGTAAGCATGGCCAGCGGTCAGAACATCGAAGACCTCTGGTACCCGTGGGATTTTCTCCACTTCCGGCGCATGTTCCGTATGCGCATGAGCGAGCATGGCGAGCCGATCTTCGCCGAGGCCGACGGCATCTATAAAAAGCTTCGGCTGGCCATCGACCAAATGGTCGTGTGTCGGGCGCAGGTTCAGCCTGACCGTTATGCCGTCTCCATCGACGTACAGGAGCAGCCGCCGATTGAGCAGATGAAAACCGTTCAGCGCTGGCGGCAGACGCTCCGTAGCAAGCTGGCGTTTGGACAAGTGGGGATGCCCAATGATCTCAATGCGGTCAGCGACTTCACCGCGTATTACAACGCGCTGGCGCTGGACACGATGATCTACATTGCGCAGCCAAAGGGGTTCAACAACGTCATCACCAAGCTGCCCGGCACCGTGGATGTGCCCGATGTATACGACATCGAACTGCTCACTGACCTTTTCTACAGCATCATCGGGATGCCCAAGGCGTGGTTCAGCGGTGGTCAAGGGGGTTCCGGCGGTGGAGGCGAGATGCCGTCAGGCCGGGCGCTCTTGGCGCAGGACATCCGGTTCCTGCGGAAGATCAAGTCCATCCGCAAGCCGCTGATTAACGTTTACCAGTGGTTGGGCTACTTCCACGCCGTGCTCAAAGGCAAGGACGTGGAAAAGCTGGACATCAAGGCCATGATGCCCCAAATCGGCAGCCTTGAGGAACAACTGAAGCTGGAGATGCTGGGTATTCAGGCTGACGTGCTCCAAAAACTCGGCGACGTGATGGAGCAGTACTCGTTGCCCAAGGAAGCGTGGATCGACACCGTTTTCAAGCGCTATATGCACCTTCCCGACGAGGTTGTTTCGGTCTTCATGACCGCGCTGCCCTCCGAGATCGAGCAGCAGGGCGCACAGGAGGAAAGCCGGATCAAGAAGGCCGCGCCTTCCACGCTCAAGCTCATCAACGAAATTCACGCCAAGATTCAAAACACCCCCGGCGCAGGTGATGCCATTAAGATGCTGCGCGAGGTTGTATACAAAGAGAAGCTGTTGGATCGCCCGCACGAGAAGTGGACGCGATCACGTGTGTTGAACATGGGCAGCGTCAAAGAGAACGACGTGGTGATTTCCAGCTACGGCAAGCATCCTTTCGAGGTTCGTCGTCGCAATGTATCCGAGAGCAAGACGGAGGAAGGCTCGATGACGGGCGTCATTCAAGCCAAAGTCGACGGGCGCTCCAAAACGTGGGACGACGATGGAGCCTCGCCGCCCGTCAATGAATCGGCAAACGGAAACGGTGACGGAGTAGGCGGCCCGTCGCCTTACCGAAAGTGGATGGGCTGATGTCGCTCCGCATTACAGACTTCAACGGGGTCAACCTGATCGAGCAGCCGCCCGAACAGGTCAGGATCGCTTCGGAGCCAGTGCTGGGAGGCCGGGCCACCATTCAGTGCTACGTCATTGAGGATGGAACACTCCCTTTCGATTACGTTACCGGCACCCTCTATTGGGATGATGGCAGCCTCCCGATTGTCTACAACGGCACTACCGCAGGGACGCTCACGATCAACACTTACCGAAACCTTCAGCCCGGAGACTACGTGGTCAAGGTGGAGGCGCACAACTACGACACTCCCGTCTGGGATACGGTCAGCGCCAACTTTCAATTCGTCGTCAGGCCCATCGACACGCTGCCGGTCACGACGCCTATCATCTTTGGGCCGATCCTGCCGAAAGATACCGGCTATCCCAACGCCGACCAGTGGAATTGGAACCGGGGAGAGGACATCGAGATTCTGGCCTCGTCGGTCAAGATGCTGCTCACGACCACGAAGGGTGAGCGGGTCATGCAGCCGGAGTATGGGACGAACTTGCGCTTGATTTTGTTTGAGCTTCAGACGACTGGGATTGAAGGCTTGGTGCAACAAGAGATCGTTGATGCGTTGACCCAGTGGGAACCGCGTGTTGGTTTGCAGTTCTTAGTGGTGGAAAAAACCGGTGAACGCGAAGTTACTGTCAACGCGACTTTTGTCAGCAAGCTCAACCAGAGGGATTTCATGATCCCGATGGTGTTCAACCCGTGAAGAAGCCTGAGCAGACCACATACGACCGACGTGTTTTTATCGCCCGCTTCATGAAGGAGGGCGGTCTGACCTACAGTCAGGCTTGCCGCATGTACGACGTGATGTGCAAGGTCTTCGAGGAAGCCATCATCACCGGCAGCAAGGCCACCATCGGGCGCGTTGGGGCTATCGTGCCATACTGGCGTCCACCCCGTGACATCCAGATGCACTTTCGCAAGAAGGGCAAGCGCGTTGAGAAGGGTGTACATCGGACGTTTTTCATGGATGGCCGGTTCGACTTTAAGTTCCGGCTCTACCGGCGGTTCATGGAAACGCGCCAGTTGAAATGGCTCTTGGACATGCCGGTGGGGAAGGAAGGTAGTTAAAACGTATGGCGATCAAACCGATTGATTTACCGGCAGCCGCAGGCATTGACTACAGCGGCGGCGACGTGCGCCATTTTTCACAGGGCGATGCGGTGAATGTGCCGGGCTTGAGCAACCCCACGCGTAATCTGGCTTATCGCGACGATCTCTTGGCCCAAAAGATGAACGAGGTCGTCAGCGTTGTAAACAATCAGGAGCAGTTCGTTCCGCTTCCGCTGATCCGCACCACTGTTCCCCCGAACGAGGAAATCATCGTCACCAACTACCGCATCCCGGCTGGTTTTGAGGCGCGGGTGCTCAACGCGGTGGTCAGCACGACCCCTTCCAGCATTCAAGCCGAACTGGATGTTTACTATTCCAGCAGCTTTGGAGGCACATCCGGCACTGCCGTCGTGACCGTCACCCCCGGCAGCGAGTTCACCGGGGATGTGAATTTCTATCAGGTGGGTGAGTTCATCATCTCGCTCAAGAACACCGGCTCGTCGACCTTGGAGATCGCCGGGAGCGTCATGCTGACCATGCGCCCGCTGGGCGCGGAAGGTACGCTTCTGGTGGGCAGCATCATCGAAGGGCCGCAAGGCCAGCCCGGCATGACCGGGCCTCCCGGCCCTCCGGGGCCGCCCGGAACCGGTGGCGCAGGCTCTCCCGGCATGGTTTGGCAGGGCGCATGGATGAACGGCAACAGCTACAACCCGAACGATGTCGTCAGCTACAACTACAGCGGGACGTACGGCTCGTGGATTTGCCGCATTGCCAATACAGCCAGTCTGGGCGTGAACGACCCGCAGGTTGATCCGGTGACTTGGAATTACGTGGCCTACGGCATCGCTGCTCAAGGATCA